CAGATATAAACAAAGGCGCTAAGTTTGAGTGGGATGGTATTAAATCTATTAAAGAAAAAAATTTACAAAAAGCAATAGCAAGTGGAAACCCTAATCTTGTAAAAGAAGCCGTAGCAGATTTTAACAAAGCAGCAAACAAGTATGAAAAAATATTAAACGAAGGTAAAGATAAAGGACAACCTAAAATTAAGTTGTTTAGAATATCAACAGATGGTCCTAACAACACAATTAAAAATTTTAACAAATACAGTGAAAAATATAAAAATGTATTTTTAAATAATTATAAAAACAAAGGTTATTCTTTTGTTGTTCCTAAAGATATTAAAACAATACCAGAAATTAAAAAAGCAATGGACAATGTTAAAGATGTTAAAAAAATGACATCTTTGTTTAAAGCAGGATCTAATAGATTATTTTCTGTAGCAGACCCATTGTTGTGGGGTTTTGCTGTAGATGATGTTTTAAAAAAACAAGCTAAAGGTAAAACAGTAGCAGAGTCTCTTGGAAGTGTACTGTTTTTAGATAAACCAATACGTAAAGGATTAAAAAGATTAAAAGCATCTGATGACCAAAACCTAGCTTATGATAGACAAAAAAATTTAGAGTATATTCAATCAGGTAATGCAAGTGGACAAGACCTTTACCATATGGCAAGAAAAGATCCTGACTTTGATGGTAATTACACACAATACTTAGAATTTTTAAAAGATGTAACTAATGATCCAATGCATAGACAAATACTAAGTCAAAGAGATAGAGAAACAGAAGAAGCACTAACTCTTCCCGAAGAAAAAGTAAAAAGCAGAAGTGAAACATATCAGATGTTTAATCAAATACCTTTAGTCCAAGCAGTTAAAGAATTGTTTAAAACTGATGAGCAAAAAGCAAAAGACCTAGAAAATTTATTAAATGTATAAAAACCCAACCCTTGTTAAAAACATGAAACATGTTAAATTGAAAGAGATACCACCATTAAAGGGCCCTGATGCTAGAGGCTTGATAAAAGATAAAAAACAGGATAAACCTATACTTTTGGAGAAAACAAATGGCAGAAATAGATAAAGGCTTACCGAACGTAAGACAACAGATAAAAGTACCCTCACAGGACCAAATGACAGAAGTAGCAACTGAGCTACAAGAGTCAATGCCGTCTCCTGAGAATACCGAGATTAGAGAAAACGAAGATGGAACAGTAGATATAAACTTTGAACCAGGTGTTGTTGCACCGGAACAAGGAGAGAATCACTATTCTAACCTGGCAGATTTATTGCCAGATTCTGTTTTAGATCCTTTAGGTTCTGAACTATACGCAAACTATACAGACTACAAAGAATCTAGAAGAGAATGGGAAAGATCTTACTCACAAGGTTTAGATCTTTTAGGTTTTCAATTTGAGCAAAGAACAAGACCTTTCCAAGGAGCATCAGGTGCAACACACCCGGTCCTTGCAGAAGCAGTTACACAATTCCAAGCGCAAGCTTACAAAGAATTATTACCTGCATCAGGTCCTGTCAGAACTCAAGTAATAGGTAAGTCTACAAGAGAGAAACAAGACCAATCAGTTCGTGTTAAAAATTTTATGAACTATCAATTGATGGACGTCATGAAAGAATACGAACCTGAGTTTGATCAAATGTTATTTTATTTACCTCTTGCTGGATCTACTTTTAAAAAAGTTTATTATGACGATTTAATGGAACGAGCTGTATCAAAGTTCGTTACTGCAGATGACTTAGTGGTTCCGTATTCTGCTACCTCATTAGAGGATGCGGAAGCCATATGTCATGTGATTAAAATGTCAGGTAATGATTTACGTAAGCAACAAGTTGCAGGATTTTATAGAGATATAGAATTAGGCACACCTTACGCAGAAGAAACGGAACTTAAGAAAAAAGAACGAGAACTAGAAGGTACAAGAGCAAACGGTCAACAAAAGAATAATCCAATTTTTACGTTGATTGAATGTCATGTTAATTTAGATCTTGAAGGTTTTGAAGACAGAGGGGAAGACGGAGTCCCTACTGGAATTAAGATTCCATACATTGTAACTATTGACAATGGTACGCGAAAAATATTATCTATTCGAAGAAACTTTAGAGTAGATGATCCCAAAAAAGAAAAGATCCAATACTTTGTCCATTTTAAATTTCTGCCTGGACTAGGTTTTTACGGTTTTGGATTGATCCATATGATTGGCGGTCTAACTAGAGCAGCCACGTCTGCTCTTCGTCAATTAATTGATGCAGGTACGTTATCGAACTTGCCATCAGGATTTAAACAGAGGGGTATCAGAGTTAGAGATGATGCCCAATCTCTGCAACCAGGTGAGTGGCGAGATGTCGACGCTCCTGGTGGATCTTTACGGGATGCTTTTATGAACCTGCCTTACAAAGAACCTTCAGCAACTTTATTACAGCTGATGGGAATTTGTGTAGATGCAGGACAGAGATTCGCGTCCATTGCTGACATGCAGGTTGGGGACGGGAACCAACAGGCCGCTGTTGGAACAACCGTAGCTCTTTTAGAACGTGGTTCAAGAGTAATGTCAGCAATCCATAAGCGATTGTATGCATCAATGAAAACAGAGTTTACTTTGTTGTCAGATGTATTCTCAACTTACTTACCGCCAGTTTATCCATACGATGTAGTTGGTGGAGAAAAAGAAATTAAACAAACAGATTTTGATGCAAAAGTAGATATACTTCCTGTTGCTGATCCTAATATATTTTCATCAACACAAAGAGTTGCTATTGCACAAACAGAATTACAGTTAGCACAGTCTAACCCACAAATGCATAATCTATACGAAGCATACAGAGATATGTATGAAGCATTAGGAGTTAAGAATATTGATCAAGTATTACCACCTCCTCCACCACCAGCACCTAAGAATCCGGCGTTGGAACACATAGATGCATTAGCAGGTAAACCTTTCCAAGCGTTTACTGGACAAGATCACCAAGCGCACATCGCAGCTCACGTTGCGTTTATGGCAACTAACATGGCTAAAAATAATCCACAGATTATGGCGTCGTTAGAAAAAAATATATTTGAACACATTGCATTGATGGCTGATGAACAAGTACAAATGGAAATGCAAGAACAGATTCGTAAGATGCAGGAGTTACAACAACTAATGCAAATGAATCCACAAGTAGGACAAAATCCAGAAGTCAAAGGTGAAATGGATAGAATACAAATTGATATTGAAGCTAGAAAAGCAACCTTAATCGCAGAGATGATGGGTGACTTCTTAGCTGAAGAGAAGAAAATTAGTGGAGACTTTGGTAATGACCCAATTGCTAAATTAAGAGCAAGAGAGTTAGATCTAAAAGCTCAAGACAATATGAGAAAAATGAAAGAAGATGAAGCTCGTATAAATTTAGATAAGAGCAAAATCTTAATGAACAGAGATCTTCAAGACGAGAAGATGCAACAGAATGAAGAACTAGCATTACTGCGTGCAGCTACATCAATTGAAAAACAAAAAATGTCAAATCGTGCAAAAGCAAAAACTGATGCAACAAAAAGATTTGATGTTACTAAACTAAAAGGACCAAGGAGTTAATATGTCGAAAGAAAAAAGCTCAGTTAACAAAGCGGGTAATTATACTAAACCTGGAATGAGAAAAAAAATATTTCAAAGAATAAAATCACAAGCATCACACGGTACAGGTGCGGGACAATGGTCAGCGAGAAAAGCGCAGGCTCTTGCTAAAGCTTACAAAAAAGCTGGAGGAGGATATAAATCATAATGACAAATAAAACAAAAGAACTAACAACAAGACAAAAAACAACATTAAAAAAACATAGTAAACATCATACACCAGAGCACATGGCAAGCATGAAAAAAAACATGCGTTCGGGAATGTCGTTCACAAAATCTCATAAAATCGCAATGAAGAAAGTTGGTGTGTAATGGCCCTTGCAAAATCACAAAGATCTCTCAAAGCTTGGGGTGATCAAAAATGGACTACAAAGTCTGGTAAAAAATCTTCTGAAACA